GTTGGAAAAGCCATAGTGGTTGTGAAAAACCTAGACAGTGTGGTCATCGTCGGATTACGTTGAACAGAAATTGGTGTCGAAGATGGCGCAGCCGTAGTGGAGCCAACGGTCTTAGTAGTCAAGCATTCAGAGGGCACGACTCCGCTGGGACGCTGATACATGCGTTTGGCCAACTCCTGGTGACAGGAGTCAGTAAATGCAGATCGCAATTTATCCGGGTGGCAGATGCGCCACAGGCGCTTCTGATCAGCATGATCCCTAGGTACAACGAAACAATTGGCAAACTCAGGGTGCATATGCAACCAACGGGCAAGCAACTGCCCATCACGATATTCGGTCTTGTGGCTACGAGCACGTCCAGAAGGTGACAGAGACAAGAGGAAAATCAGGGCCTGAGAAGCGACCCACAATAGTTTGAAGAAGAACCACTGCCACGAAGACAAAAACCAATTGAGATAGCGCGCCAAACGGGAATTGGGGAAAAATCGTTGGATGAGAATTGCAGCCAGTTGCATGCGCAGGACAATATACAAATATGAACCAAAAGCCACTGTGGCCAAGAGTGGCAAGACCGGAAACAACGTGTCTTCAATGATTGTATAACCATCGGTGAACAACAACATCAGATCCGACCAGCGATCAAAGACAATGGTGCAATATCCGATGAGCCACAAAACAAGGAAAAAATTTGTGAAAGTACGAGCCAGTCGAGAAGCACCTTGGGTCCGTACGTCCGAGCTAATAGATCCAAAGAACCGCTGCGTTCGAGGACTGGGCTCAGGATTCTCTTTTGGTCGTCTAGCGAGACAATGGAAATAAAGACTTAGGAAAGAGAACACGGGTAACGTGGAAAGAACTAAAAGAGTAGAAATGCGGGGTCCCACCCCATAAAGAATACGTACGCGAACCAATAAGACCAAGGAAAAGAAAGCACTGGAAAGATAGATCAGACGCCGAAGAAGAGTATGCGGATCGGATATTGGCAGAGGGGCATGGAAAACCATCCTAGACGAAAAAAGGCGTGCCTGCCGCGCTCCAAACAAACAAGAGTTAAAACCAGAGGGACCGTCGTAGTCACGACACACAGACACATGCCCACGATGAAAGAAGAATCTAGCGCCAGAGCGTGGTTTCAAGTGCGAAATTTGGAAAAACCGACAGAGGGCGACGAATTCATCAGAAGAACAAAAGGCCGGATGAGGATGGGGAGAACGCAAGTCCATTCGAACAATGGCTGGTGATCGGCCTGTGGTGTTACGCATTGCCGAAAGCCGACCCAGAACCTCAGATAGGGGGCGGCCAGACAAGAAAGCAACGGCCGCAGGCCCACATCGATCCTCCAAATCTTCAAAGATGACCTCATGGTCGCCAATGCGGCGCAAGACAGGAAAAGAGGAAATTGGTCGTTTGTGTGGAGAAAGATGGGCCACGTAAACATCATAATCACGAATGGCGATGGCAGCATGCGCAAAGGTACGGGCGGTGAGAGCGTCAATCTTGTGCTTATGACATACTGCAAAACAGATCTCCTCCAACTGTTGATAATCAGGGGTGAAGCCCTGATCAACCATAGCCAGGTGCTCCTCAACAGTGTTTTCACGCCCAGTTAGCCTCGAAGTCCACTTAGATATCAACCGACATGGGTCAGGAAAAGACCGTCCGGAAGTGCTCCAGATGCGATTGGCAAAGTCAAGGTAAGGAAGTCGGGCGCACTTCTGAATAACACCGGTCTCACGCACCACATTGATGGCGGCAACGCGCCACGGAGCAGCAGGGATCATACTGTTGTCATCACCCTTGCCCAGAAATAATAATATCTTTGACAGGTCATGGGAAGAGGCAGTAGTGCCGGTAGAATGCAGATAGTTAAAGAAGGCGGTGCCAGGCTCACCTGAGAAAAGACGCTCCAAGACCTCAAAGAGCATGCGCAGAGACTGGCCTTTAACGACACGCCGGGAACGCCAGATAAGGTAAAGTCCCATAACTTCTGGTCCAAAGCCAAGGAACGCAAGAACCTTACAAATAAAGGCACGATGGACATCGATGTGGGAGGAGTCCTGTTGAGATAAATCAATGGACAAACAGCCGCGGGTAAGATCAACGCCAGTGGCCCTAACAGCGGCATCGAGCTCATCATTGGTGTACCCGGAGTCATATATCACGTGACTTTTGTGTCGAGACTGCATGGTCTTCACAGCAGCAACGAGAGGCGGACAGAATCGAACGTTCATCCCCTTATTAGTAGCGAGGATGCCCTGACCACACTCGATGACCTGGCCGTAAGCGCCGAATTTAGGCTTTGCCTGACTTTTGAGAAAATAGAGAGCAGTAACCAAATTTGACGTGTCACACTCAGTAAAATTTTGAGCAAGCAATGTGAGATTAGCAATGTTCCGCTTCGAACACCAAGAGGCGCAGAGGGCCTCAAAAGGGGGCATGACAACATGCGCCTCCAGGCGTATGAAGGCATGCATCCAATTGTCAAACATGAAATCAACCAAAGCCAAAGCGCGTGCACCGCGCACGGAACAATTTTGTGGCTTCAAGTAACGGTCAAAGATAGCATAAATGGCAGGGAGCTGCTCAGAATTGTTAAAGGGATACCCGATATGGCTGTACAAAGTGGGCTCGACAAAGGGCTGGGTGGCAGTCCACTCAGGGAAAGAGCCATGTACGCGCTTATCGGGGGCCCGGAAGATGACGTCTTGCTCGTCTGTCAGGACGGCAGGGTTGGGGGGAAAAGGGTGCAGGATTTGGAGAGCCTCAGGAAGATCATGGGGAAACTCAGCTTCGACGGGTGCGTCTTGCAGGACCGAAGGAATAAATGGATGATTGGTCATAAAGGGGGAGGTTAAGGTAAAAGGGTGCCCTACAGGCAAGGAGGGTTCAGCAGGATCAACACCATGGAAGTCGGTAACGGGATGCAGACCATCCAAATCAGTCCAATGCCCAAAAACCGTAGCGCCGCGAAGGACGTATCGCAGCCCGAAACGACGCACGGAATTGATGAGCGCCTGAGGAGCGCGGGGGGGCAGGGTAATGGTAAACGTTTGCCGGCAACGAGAGGCTGCGAGAGAGAGTGCGTAGGGATTCACCCGTAAAAATGCCTCATCACCGGGAAATAGGTGAAGATATACATTATCATGTTCCGTGCCCTGTGAAGCATCCACAGTAATGGCGCCAGGGAAAACCGTGAGATTGGCAACATGACAAACAAGATGCATGCCAGGCCGTTCAACGCCGACTTGTTGAATACAAGGATTGGCGTTGGTCGTACGGAAGGCAAAGCCAACCGGCAAAGCGAAGTCGTTATAACGGTTCAGAACATGATTATTGACGATGGCCAAAACGTCAGGTCCGTAGCGATGAACCTCCTCCATAACAACACAATGGTCAACCGGTATGTTGGTGTGGGAGGCAGCGGCGCCTAATGGGCCAACATAATTGCGTTGTCCGGGGCAACCTATAGCAATGACTGGCACGTCCAACGAACACATAGTAATGACATGGCCGGTGGGCATTTGGTACAATTCGTCAATGATGATCGCCGCAGCAGTACGAAGCAGTCGAACATCAGCAACGGCACGATCATGAGTCAACACAGTGGCTTGGGGCATGGCACGCTCCCAAGCCAACTGCAACTCATTAGTCGGTACAACGACAACAGTGCCGGCAGGAGCAATGCGCCTAGCCGTAGTGCTCTTGTTGGAACCAGCCGGTCCGACGAGTAACAGATCAATACGCGTTTGAGGCCCCCAAGACCAATTAGCTACAGCATTACGCTGTAGGGTGGTCAGGTTATTGACAGGAAGACCACCAAGGGCCAACGTCGCCACCTGATGGTTTAGCAGCGGATCAAAGGGGGCAAAAAGATGTGCGTTGCGCTGGCCAGGTAAGCCGGGGAGGGCGTTAAGCCACACCAGATCATGTTTAGGGTGCCAAGGATTAACGGCAGGGTAAACGCCACGGGATGGCGCCTGGGGGGCACGACCACCTCGAGGGGTAATAACGGGGGGATTGGGATCATCAACGGGCCGCCCGATAGGCAAAGAAACGACCCCAGGAGGGGCAGCGGTGCCATTCCCAACAATTGTTATCGGCGGCAAAGCTCCAGTGGAAAGGAGGACGGCACAAGAACGACCCCCGTCAAGAAAGTCGCTCAGAGCATCCAAAGCAGAATAATCGGAGCGTATGGACGACTCGCCACGCAGAGCGGCGGTGAAACGATTGAAAAGAGAGGGCTCGAGCGCGGCAAGGTCCCGACGTGCGGCGGTGTTGATCTTGGTGGCCTCAGCATCAAGGACAACTTGAGCGTTGCCGGACCTAGCCACAATTTTCTGAACGTCACTGACAGCGCACATGGCAACACTAACGCGCTCGTCAAGCGTGAGACCCCAACGATCAGTATGCTTGGCACTACCCAATACGATAGCGGGAGTGAGGACAGAGATACGCTGAAGGGCAGCTTTAAAGAGTGAATCATTCAGCTTGTCATGGTTCATAGACAAATAATTCACAAGGCGCTCGTAGTGAGCCGCAGAGGTGAGGAAATCGGAGCATGCAGCTGATGTCGAACCGATAAACGTATACTTCTCCATCAGGGACCGGAAGATGATCGGGTAATTGCTGGAGTCGACAGTTGTAGTATTGCGCGAAAACCGGAAGAGGAAAGAAGACCCATACTGAAAGACAATCTCGGCAAACAAAGGAACGTCAAAGCCAGATGACCAGGATCGTAAATAGAGCAAAGATTGGCGGTAACCAGCGTCAGAACCGCCAGGAAAGCATGTGGCATTGTCACCCTCCCGAACCCAACGACAACCGGTATCGACTTCATGGAAAACATTAACGTAATCGAGAGCAATTGGCAGGGAGAGGGAGACTAATGCAAGAGGCGTATTATGTGCATCCATCATTGCCACCAGATCAGCGGGCGTGGATTCTTGCAGAGAAAAAGAGGCAAAAAGCACATTCCCAGGGACCTGGCAGTCTTGGCCACGTTGGCCACACATCCACTGTGGATTCGACCAAATGCCGGTACCCCGAGAAATCAGGTCAGCGCGATTGGGATGATTTTGGCCAACTCGATGCATTGCTTCCAAGGCACGGGCCACGTCCCGTCCATCTAGAGTAGGTGAACAGGAATGAGCGGCACACAATGCAGGTTTGGAGGCCATACGAGTCAAAGCCGGGCCAATCTCAACAATATTACCAGAGCCGTAAGTGTCAAACACATACTGGGTAGTAATGCGCCGGAAGGTGTCCATGGCAGGATGAGTGCTAGAAGCCCCAGTAGGATCAAGTTGGTAACGTCCGGTCATCATAAAGAGTTGTTCCTGCTGTCCATTGGTCAGATTCAAAGGTACCCTGATCGTGGGCAAAGAGGCGAGTGAAGATAAAACACCAGTGACGGAGTTAGACTGAGCAGTGTCCATCGTATTCTCGAGAACAGGACCAGAATCAAGCCGACTAGTGTCAAGGGCCGAAAAAGTAGAAAGCAATAAACGGCCGGCACCAGTGGCACCAACACGGTGGGCAGACCACTGCAACCACATGTGTCGGGCATGAGTGTGGCGACGTGATTTAAAGTTCCCCTCTTTATGTACGTGAAAGATGCCATCAGTCAAGGATATTTTGTGGGAACGCCACATAGGGTGAAAAAGACCCTCAAGGTTAAAGACATGGGACATGTGCGGGTAAGCGCCAAGCCGCATGTAGGCACTAAATCGCTTGTCGCGACGAAATAGGGCCAAGTAGCAATAACCAGGGGTCGAGAGAGCATTTTTAGGTGGTTGAAGTACAGGAGCCATTCCAAATTTATCAACAACGGAATACCGGCAGATAAGGGGGAATGCGGGAACAGTGTTTATTAACACTAGTAACACAGCTCGACTGAGA